ACATCGCCATCGACCTCGGCGGTCTCACCTCATCCGCCACTGACGCCGCGGTTTGGACCGTGCTCACACGTTGTCGGGGCACAATTTGGTGCGTCATCTCGCCCAGTCTCCCCTCTCCGTCCACGTTGCAGGAGGCTTCCTACGGCACCTCGACCATCCTCGCCGCCCTCATGGCTGTGTCGTGTGTCCGCGCCACTCCCGTCGTCAACGTCAACGTCGACATCCACGGCATCGTCGCCCTCGCGGTTCAATCCCATCTGGCTGCCTGCTTGTCTCCCGCAGCGTGCCAGCGCCTCGGTCTTCCTGCCCCGCAAAGAGTCGTCGCCGGCCCTGCCCGCTACTCCAACGCCGCGCACGCCATGATCCGCTCACACCGCCTCGCCCATGAGCACGACACCGCTCCCCGCACCTTTGGCCCCGGCACCAGCTCCGCACCTGAACGCGCTGTGTTTCTTCCAACCGGCACCGCGCACCGCGTTCAGTTTGTGACTCACCAGCTGCGCCACTATGTCCCCCTCGCGAGTGACACCGTTGTATCGTCCGCCCCCACGGAATACGTCGCTCCGCCAGTGTCACTCCCGCGCGCCATTTACGACCCGTTGGACTCCCACCCCGTCCGCCCCGTGGACCCTGATGCTGAGTGGGCCTCACCCGGCTTCATTGAGCCCACTGCCACGCGCGACCCACTTGGCCCGACGGAGGCCCAGCACCATCGTGGCACCGACGAGGCCCTCAAGGTCCGCTCGCTCGCGATTCGCGCCCCAAACCGCCGCGACTCGCCACGTCTCTCCGCCGCAGACCACCGTCGGTTGAAGCAGCTCAAGACTGCTTTTCGCCAGGTCTATCCTGGACTCACCCGCCACCAGCTTGATGAGTCCCTGATGGAACAATGCATGGTCGACGGCCTGGCCTCTTGGTTCGCAGGCAAGACTAGGTCCGGCGTCGCTGCCGCTGTTGCCAAGTGGGAAGTTGACGCCCCCCCGACCTTTATCCGCTTGTTCCAAAAGGGCCAGTGGATCAAGAAACTCGAGGCCCGTGGCGCAAGCGTCAAGAAGTCGCAGATCGTCGCTGAAGTCGCTTTGGGTAAGACCATCGCTGACGCCAGTTATGCGACTTACTTGGAGCGGTTCCTCGCTCGGTGGCTCCGTCCCAACATCCTCTTCAATGCCGGGATGAACCCCAATCAGTTGCGCGAGTGGTACCGCACCCACTGGCGCGCTGGTACGGGCTGCTCCGGCAATGATTACACGGGCTGGGACACCGGTGTCGACAGGGTCTTCCTTGCGTTCGACTGCTGGGTCATGCAACGCGTCGGTATCCCCTCGGATTACATCGACAAGTACTTCTATGAGCGGGTCAATAGCTCCACGTACAACGGTGCTTATCCCATCATGCAGCCCAGCGGCGACCGGTGGACATGGATCCTCAATACGGTCCGCAACGCGTGCCTCACCACCGCTTCCCTTGACATATCGCCTTCCGACCCGATGGCAGTCGGTGGCGATGATTCCGTCGTCCAGGGTTACCATCGACCCCGCCAGGGCTTCCGTCCCGACCAGTGGCTCATGACGCCCAAGCCCGTGAGCGGCCGCGTCGTCGAGTTCTGCGGCTTCTCTTTCGGCGCCCGCGACCTCACTGTTTCCGTCCCCGCGCTCATTTACCGCGCTCAGATCGGTCTGCAGAGAGGCGTCCGCAACCACGATTACTGGGCTTCGTTCGACGACTTCGCACCCCTCGCCGACTTCTCTGAGTTCCAGCTCGGACACCTCCGGCACATCCTCGATCTTGCCACCACCCACCTTGACGTCCCCCCCTCCGCGGTCTTCCAGCTGCCCGTCTCTGCCTGATTTTCTCTCCGGTCAC